ATGAAAACGACTGGAGAAAAAATCAGAGAAGGCCGTGCAAACCTGGGCATTACCCAGACTGAGCTGGCCGAAAAGATTGGCGTTACGCTGCGCACGATCTCCAAATATGAAAAGCAGGGTGTGATGCCTCGTGGCGCCAATTTGCAAAAGCTGGCCGAGGTTCTTGGCGTTTCCATCGCATATCTGAGCAACGATGAGATCGTAGATCCCGCTTACGGACTCGAGGAATCTCCTTACATTGAGAGTGCTCGGGCAGTCTACGGTAAGAGAGGCGCCGCTGATGTCGAGCAACTACTGACTCAGACCAGAGCCCTCTTCGCCGGTGGCGATGTACCGGAGGAAGATAAGGAACTCTTCTTCCAGGCAGTCACCGAGGCTTATTTTGCCAACAAGCAGCGTGCCAGCGAGAAGTTCACCCGCAAGGATTATAAGAAATAAGCCGGATCATCTCTGTGTGTACGGATTATTGGACACCCCTTTTGGTACCTTTATGCTGTACAATAGGCTATTCTACTTCTGAAGTGAGGTGAGTGGATTGCTGACGATGGCGATTAAACAGGAAGCAAATCGTTTGAAAATGAAATACCAGACTACCGACCCGTATGATATTTGCACGAGCATGGACATCCAGGTAATAAAGCGGCCTATGGGCGCAAGCGCCCAGTCCTGCAAGGGCTTTTTCCTGGTCTCTTCTCGGTGCAAGCTGATCGTGATCAACAGTGATTTACCCGAAAGCATTCAACGGATTATCATAGCTCATGAGCTGGGACATGCTGTTCTTCACAGCGATTCGGCCATCAGCGCATTCCATGAGTTTGCGATGTTTGATGACACGGATCGTATGGAGTATGAGGCAAATGTGTTCGCTGCGGAGTTCATGCTGAGTGATGACGAGGTCATGGAGTCGCTGGAGATGCAGATGGACTTCTTCCAGATGGCCAGATGTCTGTATGTACCGCCCGAGCTGCTGGACTTCAAGCTGCGAATCTTGCAGCGGCAGGGCATCAAGATCAATGCCCCTTACATCGCACATGGGGATTTTCTCAAGCGCGATCTGGGGCAGCCTCTGAATTGAGTATGTTACCAGGGGCAGCATTTAAGGTCTATGTCAATGTTTTTGTAGAGCACACTACCGAGGGACTAATGCTTCCACGCACAATAGTCTGGGAAGATGGTCTGAAATATGACATAGACCGAGTGATTGATATTCGGCCTGCCTATGCAGCAAAGGCAGGTGGACAAGGCGACCGTTATACCATTCAGGTTAACGGAGCACGAACCTATCTATATTTTGAACGCTCCTCCAATCCGACCGACACGAAGATCGGGCGCTGGTTTGTTGAGCGCAAAGTGCCTTTGAAGGAATTTTTATGAGAACTGATGATAAAAAGCACCAATGCTGGTTGAACGAGGGTGAGACGATCCGCTCGTTCCATCCGGTGTTAGATTGTGCGCTTCGTGAGTTTGCGGACCACGACGCCTTTGTGAGCTTTATTTTTGAGATGGTTGATATTTTTTGATTTCGAGTAAGTGAGGAGGTAACAATGTATAGCGCTGCTATCCAGAGATATTTCAATGAGCACATCCATCTGCCGTATTCCTTCTTCCTGCAGCCTCAGCGTTTTATCCGACATGCACTCAAGAAGAAGGGTGCGTTCATGGCAACCGCATACAACTATGTCGAGCCCAGCGAGGCTGACAATGAAGACATTATCGAGTATCTTGCTACAGACTTCGATGTCATGGCCGGCAACACGGCTGGCCGGCTCTGCGTTTTAATGAAGCTTCCAGAGCCCACGATGCCTCTGCACTGTAAGATGATTGGTTGCTCCATCAAGCGGGATGGGAGCAATCCCATCTGGCGCACGATCGAGCTGACTGAGCAAGGGACTCTGCTCCTGTGTGGTTGGGGCGAAGGCCATACACATATGACGATTTGTGAGGTGGGCTCTGAGCCCGATCAATTCATTCCTCGCTTAACGCAGGAACTGGCCACTGCTACGGCTTTTTGGTCTCATGTCACTGGTACAGGTTTCCCTGTGGCTGGACGACCTTGATGAGATATCCCAAAAACTGAATAAAGACGGAAGGATCGATCTCTGTTGAATGGGATCGATCCTTTTTCGTCTGGAAAGCAGAATTAGGTATTCTGGCACGAGTAAAGCTCCAATGGTATTCTGACTCTGTACTTATTAGATTTCATCTCCGTTATGGAGCTTCATAAGCTGTGAGCCAACACATTCTGGCATTTCTGGGCGGACAATTTGTTTCGCCGCTCTCTTTGCGCTTTGATTTGAATTTTCAGATCAGAGCGCTCTTTTTTTGTCCAAATTCCGCATTGCGGGTTTGAGAATTATTTATTTGAAAGGTGGAACAAGCAAATGATGGAAAGCAAAGTATTCGCGGACAACTTCAGTCGTAGCTTCAGCGAGTCGGGGGACTTCTTTCAGTTTCTCAGCGCTCGGCAGGCCCGCAGCAAGTGGATGACAGCTCCGTCCAAGGAACTCCGGTTTGAGCCGGTGGAACGGGGATCCACGCTCGGAAATCTGTATATGCAGATCTACGACCACAACGGCGACGCAGATGTTCTGGAGGACACGATGGAGAATACCAGTCTCCTGTTGAAGGTGGATGGTAAGGACTACCCGGTCCGTTCCTGTGCTCTCAAGACCGTTCTGGAGCGTGCCCGCATCTCCGGTCATGCCCTCAACAAAGTCTCCAAAAGCGTATTCGCTGAGATTCTCAACTACTGCATGGGCGTTGCCTCCGGCGACAGCCTGATCAAAGTCGCAGATGAGAAGGTATCGGCAGTACACGGTGGAGATCCCAAGGACTACACGGTCATGGAGATGCTGCCCCTATTCAAAGCGACCAATGACTTCCTCAATCGAGAGTATCCCGGTAATCGCTTCATGACCGCCCACTTCGATCACTCTATCGCAACCGCTATCTGGTGCCTGGATGGCCAGGCAGACAAACTCCTTGATACATACCACCGGGAGATTGCCGCCAAAGGCCTGCGTGCCGACAAACTGGTTCCCGCACTGCGTTTCTCCACCTCCGATGTCGGCATGAGTGGAGCGAACCTCTATCCGATCTTCCTGGCCGGCGCAGAGTCCCGGATTATCCCACTGGGATATCCCATCCGCACCGAGCACAAGAACGGATCTGGCATGGAGTACTTCGAGGAGCAGCTTGGTCTGGTCTATGCGCAGTTCGAGAAAGCAGTCGATAAGCAGGTTCAGCTCATGAACATCGAGATCCGCTATCCCGTTACTACCTTAATGCGGGTGCTGAAGCGGATCAAGGCGCCCAAGAAGGCTTCCTATGAGGCGATGGACTACTTTATGGCCATTCACGGTGATGCGCCCTGTACGGCGTATGACCTGTTCATGCAGATGAGCGATGTTATCTTCTCTGCCCAGTGTGACGGCGCATCCGGTATGCGCATTGCACAGCTTGAGGAGATCGTATCTCGGGCGCTGAATGTGAACTGGCACGAGTATGATCACCCTGGCGACTTCAAGTGGTGATTGCGATGGCCAAAGCTGTTTACTACCCGAAGGGTGAGAGGCAAAAGACCATCATCAAGCTTTTGAACTCTCTGGAAGGGCGCTATTCCAGGTGGGATATTTGGCAGGATTTCATTGTCCTGTCTGCCGTCAGCATTGCCAATGCTTTCGGTGGCCCATACAGAGAGCAACGCGAAGCGATGTATCTGGAGCGTAGCAAAAAATACTCAACCTCCGAGCTGGAAGTCTTAGCGCAGATGCTCGCCGAAGTTGTCGATGAGATGGAGCAAAATCCAGATCAGGATATGCTTGGCGAGCTGTTCATGGCATTGGGCCTTGCGAATGAGTGGAAGGGGCAGTTCTTTACACCCTATGACATCTGCAGAGCGATGGCAGCCATGAATCTGGGTGAGGATCTGAAAAGTCAGATAGAGGAAAAAGGCTGGGTATCTGTGAGTGATCCCGCCTGTGGGGCCGGCGCATTACTGCTTGCCTTCGCAAACGAGTGCAAAAGGAACCACATCAACTATCAGACTTCCGTTTTCTTTGTCGCGCAAGACATTGACTTCTTGGCGGGCTGCATGTGCTACATCCAGATGAGCCTACTCGGCTGTCCCGGCTATGTGGTCATTGACGATTCCATCCTCCATCCGGCGCAGAGCTACGATGAGGACGGACTTATCCCCAAGAACAGCCCCAATGTCTGGCTCACCCCGATGTATTTCAGGGATGTCTGGCATTGGCGGAGAATTTTCGCACAGCTGGACCTAATTACTCAGACAAAGGAGAGAACGCATGGAAAACCTGACATGTAAGGGACTGAGTGCCGCTCATCGGAGAATGCTGATCAAATGCATTACCGAAGAGATTGGCAGCATTCCTGAACCGGTGGAAATCGAGTTCATGGAGCCCATTCGACGGAAACAGTATTCATCGCTATGGTACGGCGGCCAGATCGCTGCCATTCGGGTTCACGGTTGCGTTTTTGAGGTCCATGCATTAGGCGATGTCTACGCATGGCTCTATGACAAGAGCGACCGCGATCGCGAACTGCTCTATGTGAAGGACAAGAACAACTCCGGCCGATTTGGATCGGATATCCAGCCTTATCTCAAGACTGACCGTGCTTTGGTAGCAGCAATCTGCAGGAAGCACAATCGGTATTGGATCGATATGGAGCATAACAACTGGTGGGAATGCTCTGTCTATACACCGGATGGAGTTTTCCATGATTTGATGTGGGTGCTGGATAGCGACCACATTTTCGCTGGAATCAGGGAGGTGTTCTGTCACATGGACGCAGTTCTGAAGGATCTCGGTGTCCCGGCGGGAAACGAGGGTTCGGAGGTGTCATCATGAGCAGTTTTCGAATTCCCTTGGTTTGGCAGATGTACGGGCATGTGGATGTAGAGGCTGATACCCTGGACGACGCTATCGAATACGCCTTGGGGCCGGATTGCCCGCTTCCTGAAGGCGAGTATGTAGATGACTCGATCCAGGTGGACGATCTGCTTTTGAACCAGGAGGCAACCCATGAAAGCCATCAATGAGCACTTTGAAGTTGGGCAGCAATACTATGCGCTCGTCAGTAAAGAGGTGTTGGTGGTGTCTGAAGTTTTGCAGCCTGGAATGTACCCGTCAGGCTCCGGAGGATACCATACGCTCCGGTCGCCGATGGTTCGGTTCAGAAGTGAGAAGACTGGCTTAGTGCATACCTGCAGCCATGAGCTGGCCAAGCATCTGCTGCTTGCCAAGCGACAGACAGCAAAAGAAAAAGGAGTTGGTTGGTCGTGAATAAGGCGCGACGCTTCGTCATTGAGACTCCGCTTGGAAAGCTTGAGGTCTATGCCAAGCACGATAAGAGCGATTGTGCGGAAGACTATCCCGGCGTCTTTATCGACTTTGTACGCGAGGACGGCGCCACGGTCGTGCTGACTTGTGTGGAGTATGATCCGGGCAAAGATTTTCTCCAGACAGTCGTCTATGGCGATTGCGCATCGGACGAGCCAACAGCGATTGTTGAACACTACAACACTGATTTTGAAGAATGAGGAGGATCGATTATGCCTAATTGGGCGTTTGGAACTGTTAAGGTGACTGGTACTCGCGAGGGTGTCAAGTCTTTTGTGGAGCGTTTCATCAGCAGCGATGATCAATCAACTGTCCCCGGAAAGCGGTTTTTTGCCCGGAGCTTTTCCGAGCAGAAGCGAGAGCAGAGCGTCAAGGATGCCATGGAAGAATTCGAAGGGAAAGCAGATAACGAAACTGCTGAGCATTCCTTCCTCATCATGTTTGCCTGGTCTGTTTGGTCCTGCATGATTGATGGTTACCCCCAGCGAAATGATGCCGAGTGCATCACGCTGAGTGAGGCCTGTATGGAGGATCATGTAGCTGTTGAAATCCGCTCTACGGAGACCGGAATGTGCTTTGAGGAACATGTCACCTGCGACGAGGACGGCAATCTTAACCATGCTGAACGAGACCTGAGCCGCTGCAAGTGCCGCAACTGCGGCGAGATCAGCCTCTTCGGATCCTTTGAGGATCTGGACGATGCTGAGTGCTCGGAATGCGGTGAATGTGGTTTCGACCGTTGTGAGGAGGAGTGAATTATGGCGCTGAATTTGAATTACAAACCCAATAAGCTGGTCGATATCACCACCCTCACTGAGGATCAGTGGTTGGACTGGCGGCGCAAAGGGATTGGCGGCAGCGATGTAGCTGTCGCCCTTAATTCCTCTCCGTATCGCACGGCCAGAGAGCTCTACTATGACAAGATCGGAGTGGTCATGGCAGATGAAGGCCCGGATAAGAGCATCACTTTCCAAATTGGGCATCTGCTCGAGGATGTGGTGGCTCAGATCTTCGCCAAGAAGACCGGCCTGTCTGTCTTTGAAGACCACTGGATGTACCAGCATCCTATTTTCCCGTTCCTGATTGCCGATGTAGACCGGTTCGTTATGCTTCCGGATGGTCGAAAGGCCATCCTCGAATGCAAAACCGCGCACTATGATATGCAGTTCAAGTGGGCGAATGGCTCTGTGCCACGCCATTATGAGCTGCAGGTGCGACACTACATGGCCGTCATGAACATCGATGTCGCCTTTATCGCATGCCTGTTTTCCAACAATGAGAACGACTTCGTATGGCAGAAGATTGAGCGCGACCTCGATGAGGAGGAGAATACGATTATGGAGCTGGAGGCGTTCTGGTGCAATCATGTTCTGGCTCGTGTTGAACCGCCTCTGGTAGAAAAGCCGGATGCAGTGCTGGAGTCCCTTCGTCGTTATTTCGGGCCGGCCGATAAGTCTGAGCCGAGTGTTGATTTGGACTGCAAGTTCCTTGGCAGCCTGAAAGAAATTCTGAACCTGAAGGAGGAAAAGAAGGTGATCGATGCGCAGTCCAAAGCATTGGAGACACGCATCAAGTCGCTCTACGCCCCCATTGTCGAACAAATGGGGACTGCCTGTAAGGCGTCCTGTGAGCACGGCAGTGAGTGCTTCAGAGTAACCTACAATCCTCAATACAGGGAAGGGATCAACAAGGACAGGCTGTCAGCGCTGAGAGCCCAGTATCCGGAAATCTACGACGAGTTCGTCGATCAGACAGAATTGAGAATTTTTAAGGTGGTCAAGACGGCCATCGCATAAGGAGTGATCGAATGCTATGTCGATATGAGCGCACCATCTTCAAGTCGGATAAGGGCTTCTGCATCTTCTCCTACAGCACCGAGGATCAGTCAGTTCCCAAGGAAGCGCATAACCGATCGTTCTACCACGACGACAAGATCCACTTCACGGCAATCGGCTATCACCTTGTAGCCTCAAATGCCGTGGAAGTAGAACTTGATGGCACCTGGGAGAACTCGAAACATGGTCTTCAGCTATCGGTCTCAATGTGTAAGGAGATTGTTCCTACAAATCAGGCTGGTATCCTCGCATACCTGAGTAGTGGTGTGATTAAGGGCGTTGGCCCGGAGATTGCCAAAGCCATTGTTGCAAGGTTTGGGGATAAGACCATGGAGGTGCTGGACAAGGAGCCACAGAAGCTGCTGAGCATCAAGGGAATCGCCCAGAGGAAGCTCAAGGCCATCATCGCCTCCTATGAGGAGACAAAGGCCCTGAGCGACCTTATGATCTACTTGGCGCCGTTTGGTGTTTCAATGAAGAAGGCTGCGATGATCAAAGAAGAGTTCGGCGACAACAGCCTGAAGATCGTGAAGTTGGATCCCTTCCAGCTTTGTAAGATCAAAGGGTTTGGCTTTATGACCGTGGACTCGATTGCCCGCAAAACCAAGGTAAGCCTAAAGCATCCTATGCGATACTCCGGCGCAATCAATTATGTGCTGGATGAGGCCAGGGTATCTGGGCATCTCTTTCTCACCGTTGATGAGACCGTGGGTCAGTGCTATGACCTGCTCAACTCGGATTGTGAAGAAGAGGTGGTCTCCGAGGAGGAGATCCGACAGGCCATCTCCAATGAGCGTGTTGAGTCCCGTGTCTATGTTGAGGGATCTCGTGTGTACCTGAGCTATGAGCGTATGTGCGAAGTCAAAGCTGCCAAGCGGATTGTGTCCATGCTCCTCCAGGAAGGGTTCGATGAGATCCGTGACCTGGATGAAAAGATCGATCGGGCGGAGAAAAACTTGCATCAGAGACTGGCCCCTTCTCAGCGCAATGCTGTGAAGCTATGCTTGTCCTATCCCATATCCATCATGACTGGTGGACCGGGCAGCGGCAAGACGACGACGCTAAGGTTTATCTTGGACATCTACCAGGCAGCGTTCCCGTCAAACGAGATCCTTTTGGCTGCACCCACCGGTAGAGCCAGTCGGCGAATGTCGGAGCAAACGGGCAAATATGCCTCCACGCTTCACTCTGCTCTTGGTCTGGTCACCGAAGAGGACAGTCCACTCAACGATACGGAAATGCTTTCTGCAGATCTTATCGTGGTGGATGAGTTCTCTATGGTGGATATGCGCCTTGCGTATGTGCTGCTGGAGCGAATCAAGCCAGGAGCCCAACTGATCATCGTAGGTGATGCTGACCAGCTTCCATCTGTCGGTGCCGGCAATGTGTTACGGGAGATGATCCGTAGCGAGAAGGTGCCAACGGCAGTTTTGGAAACGGTATTCCGGCAGGCATCCAATAGTCGGATCATCACCAATGCCCATGCAATCAATCATAATGACACACATCTACAGTATGGGGACGACTTCCAGATGCTCGAAGTGCAAAACTCGGAAGAGGCAGCGCGGCTGGTCATTAAAAACTATCTGCGCGAAGTTGCAATTCATGGCATAGAGAATGTTCAGATCCTATCGCCGTTTCGGAAGCGTGGCGCTGTGGCGTCCAATGCATTGAACGAGACAATACGGGATCTCGTCAACCCTCCGAACAACCTGAAAAAGGAAGTGAAGTGTGGTAGCCGGGTCTTCCGTGTGGGCGATCGCATTATGCAGACTGTAAACAGGATCAATGTGTCGAATGGCGATGTCGGTATCATAACCGACGTGGAGACAGAGGATGATGATACGATTGCGCGTGTCAAGCTTCTGGATGGGCGTGAGCTGAGCTATACGCAGGAAATGTTGGAGGACCTCGAGTTCTCCTACTGTACGACCATCCATAAGAGCCAAGGACAAGAGTATCCGGTCATCATCGTTCCTCTTCTGAAGGAGCACTATATCATGTTGCGGCGAAACCTGCTCTATACAGCGGTGACCAGAGCCAAGGCAAAGGTCATTCTGATTGGGCAGAAACAAGCCGTATTTATTGCGATCCACAAATGTGATGTGGGTCAACGGAACACCGTCCTCGCTGATCGAATCGTAGCCTACTACAACCGCGAGCTCAGCAAGCGAGTAACTTGATTTTTGGGAAGCGGGGTGGTCAGAAGCCACCTCGTTTCTACATTTATTATGAAGGGAAGACTCAACATGAGTGAATTGAACACGAACGCGATCCCGGCCATCAATGCCGTTGAAGGATTTAACCCTGCTGACTTTGTGCGTAACACCGTTGGAGAAGAAGGTGAAAACGATCTCTATTTGGATGTCAAGTACCGACTCCTCTGGTTCCGGCTGCACTGCCCGAACGGCAAGATTGATCCGGAGCTTGTACATCTAGACGAGAAGAGCGCTGTTGTCTGCTGCAAGGTCTACGCAGACAAGGCTGACCCTGCTGACCAGTTCATTGGGAAAGCCTACTCTCAGCGCTTTCCTACTGAGGAGCGTTTTGGAGATCGCTTCCTGGAGATAGCAGAAACGGTGGCAAAAGGGCGTGCGCTGGCCGATGCCGGCTATGGTACGCAGTTCTGCATGAATGGAGAAACCCTGGCGAGCATCACCGCTGACGCTCCCATCAAAATGCCGCCTGATGAAGACGCCGGACATCCGGGAAATGTAGCGGCCAGCTTTACTGCGCAGCCGATGCCTCCTGCAGTTCCGGCTCAGAGTGCTCCGGTGTCTCAGCCACCTCAGCAGATGCAGACTCAGACACCCGCACAGCAGCCGAAAGCAGCTGCGCCTGAACCGCCCAAGACGGTTGATGAGTATATGAGAGTCATGACCATCGAGCAGGCCAAGGCCGTTAAGGTTGATTTCGGCCGCTTTAACGGTTGGACCCTGGGCGATATTGCCATGAAGAACCCCGGAGATTTGGCGTGGTATGTGAAGAACTATTCTGGCCATAACCTTGCACTCAAGGCAGGTGCCACAAAGCTGCTGGAAGCTGTTGGTCAGATGGCCAGCTGATTGGTCCCCTCACCGAGGGAGGTGATTGATGATGGGCAGAAAACCAGATCTGCCATGTGACATCGAACAGGTAGTTGATTTGCTTGGAATTGAAGTGATCAGAGATACCGGCACGCAACTACATTGTAGGTGTCCATTCTGTGCAGATCGAAAAGCTCATATGAATGTGAAGATCCGAGACAACGTGTTTCGGTGCAACCGCTGCGGCAAAGGTGGGGGCATCCTCCACCTTTACGCAGAGTTTTGCGAAGTCACCCTCCATACGGCCTATGAGGAGCTTTGTAAGATGTTCGGTCCCGACAGCAATGAAAAACCGCGCGAGTATAAGAGAAGGCGGAAGATAATTGAGACAGCGGAACTGCCGATAGCCTCAGCTGAGGTGCGAGATAACACCTATTCAAATCTGCTCTCACTTTTGACCCTGTGCCCCACACATCAAGCATCGCTGAAGGAACGAGGCCTGACCCGAGATGAGATTGACTGGCTTGGCTATCGAACAACCCCCACGACACGCCTGAGACGGATCGTGACTGAGTTGCTGGAGCGCGGCTGTGTCCTTGATGGTGTTCCTGGTTTCTATTGCCAGAAAGATACCGGGCAGTGGACGCTCGACATCAGAGGTTCTGGAATCATGCTTCCGGATCGAAATCTTAATGGGCAAATTGAGGCTATTCAGGTTCGACTCGATAAGGTTTATAACCAGAAGTTCTATAACCTAACGAGCATCGATCAGTACTATGGAACACAGTCCAAGTGCTGTCCACATTATGTCGGGGTTCACGAAGGCGACGAGGTAGTCTGTCTCACAGAAGGCGTGATGAAGGCAGATATTGCCTACAATTTTGCGCTTGGCACCTCATATGAAAGTGGTTTTGTCGGCCTTACCGGAGTGCCAAGCTATTCCCAGTTCGAGCGTGCGCTTGAAGAGCTTAACTCTATCGGCGTGGTACGAATCAACATTATGGTTGACTCGGACTACCAGGTCAAAGAAGAGGTCCGAAAGGCGCGTGATCGCTATATCGAAATGGGGGTTGCTGCTGGCTTTGAGGTGGCTCCGATTACCTGGACACAAAAGCGGAAAGGCGTAGATGATCTCTATAAGCACCTTTTCCGGAACAAATGATTATGACTTGGGCTGCAGCATTTTAGCTGCAGCCCTCTGCGTATGAGGAGGATCTATATGGTTCCTATTGAAAACCAAGAGCGACCGAACATCAAGTCAGTCTATACCTGCTCGAACTGTGAGAAGGCTCTGTTTGATGGCGATGATGACCATCCGAGATGGAACTTCTGCCCCATGTGCGGCCAGGAGATTGAGTGGGATAAATCTGCAAAGGTCGTTTGGGAAGAAAAAACTGTAATATCTGCGGCGGTTGGCTTGTTAAGCGCCACCCTGCAGGTTTTTGGTATGCCTCAAGCGACTATATTGGGATGGATACCTGCTACACCTGTTGGCTCGAGGAGTGCCTTGCGACCAACTGCCTTGGCTGTAAGCGAGGGAACTATCCGGACTGCAAGTGGATTGATTTGAAAAAGTCTTATCAGGAGGAAGACAAATGAGCGTTGAGATCTATATTGATGACTTGAAGCCTGACATTCAAAGACAGGTATTGGAAGAGCTGGGGCTCGAAACTGCAGAAGATGGGAATTATGATATTATCCCTCTTTTCAGCGTAGAGAGACCGGAATGATTTTTGGGCAGCTCACGATTTTTTAGTAGAGGGGGGTGGTCAAACACGACCTCATTTCTACATTCATTATGAGGAGTGAACTGCTGGAATAATCCAAATAATACTAGGGATAATATCCCAAGGAGGTGCTATCGGTATTATGGAAGAACCTAAGATTACTTCTGGTGCAGTGCCATATATCGCATCTGAAATCCCTGATGATCCAAGAGATATCACACCCGAGCAGTGGGAAGCGATGAAGGCGGTTGATATTCGGACAGTAGACAAGTCTCAGCTTGTAGACTTGAGCACCGTTCACATTGATGAATCCTTGCCTGTGCGTGAAAGAGTGCTCAGTTATCTGAAGCAAGTGAAGAATCCATACTGTGTCCGAGTGGGCAACTTTGCTGTCAAGGTGAAATACAAAGAGGACGGGCCATCCTTTGAGGAAGTGTTCAAGCATCTGCTGCAGCAGCAGAGTATGATGTAATTCTTGCCAGGTCCGTTTTTCATCTGGATAAAGGGCCATAGATGTGGTAGAATAGCCTCGGACTAAATCAAGCATACTCACTCCTTAGGCAGACAGACCACGCCAAAGGAGTGAGATTATGCAGAATAATGCGAATGAGATGGCTGTGTTTAATACCGCCATCTATGTGCGTCTTTCCAAGGAAGACATCGTTGCGGCGCAATCTGGCCGTGAGAGCAACAGCATTACCAACCAGAAGCAGCTTATCCTGGACTTTTTGAAGGATAAGCCTGAATTTAATATTGTCTCCATTCGTATAGACGATGGATATACAGGGACGAATTTTGACCGTCCAGCCTTTCAGCGCATGCTGAACGATATTATGGCTGGACGGATCAATTGCGTGGTCGTAAAAGACCTGTCCCGTTTCGGAAGAGAGTATATCAATTCCGGAAAGTATATCCACCGTCTATTTCCTGTTTTAGGGGTGCGCTTAATCGCTATCAATGACAACATCGACACGATTACCCGTGACGAGAGTAGCGAGTTTAGCATCACGCTCAAGAACTTGATGAATGACAACTACAGCCGTGACATCTCAGTGAAGGTCAGAAGCCAGCTGCAGGTGAAGCGGAAACATGGTGACTTTATTTGTCCGTTTGCACCGTATGGGTACCAGAAGTGCGAGGGAAACCACAATCGAATTGAGCCCGATCCCTATGCTGCCACAGTTGTCCAGGATATTTTCAACTGGAAAATTCAAGGCATGACGAACAATGGCATAGCAATTCGGCTTGCAGAGAGCGGAATTCTTGCGCCGCTGGAGTATAAGCGCCACAAGGGAGAGCCGTTATTCTCCGGCTTCAAAATGAAGGAACGGTGCGAATGGACAGCGCAGGCAGTTGCCCGGATACTCACCAACCCGATCTATATTGGAACCCTCCGCCAAGGCCTTCGCCGTAGACCAAACTATAAAATCAAGAAATCAATACCAACAGAAGAAAACGAGTGGGTTGTGATCCACGACGCCCATGAGCCTGTTGTCACGAAGAGGACATTCTATCTTGCTCAAAAAGCTCTTCTGATAGATACGCGAGCAGCACCACGAGCAACGACAGTTTATCCGCTATCCGGCTTGTTGGAATGCGGAGAATGCGGGAACGCAGTTACTCGAAGCACAATTAACAACGGATATAAGTTATACAGCTATTTCCGCTGCAGCGTGCGCACGAAAGAGGATCGCTGTGAGCTCAAGCAGGTACCAGAGGCACAGGTTGAGGCAGCTGTCCTTCAGCTATTGCAAGAGCATATCAGCGCGGTGGTTGAGCTCGACCGGTGTCTATCTGAAATTCAGCAGGTGCCATATCAGAAAATCAATGTTGCCAAGTGTGAGCAGCGCAGGGAAAAACTTGCGGCAGAAATCGCTCGTTATCGCGATCTGAAGGCATCTCTCTATGAAGATATGAAAGAAGGACTCATTTCGAAGACTGACTTCTGTGACATCAGAGGTCAGTATGATGCAAGAATTGCCGATGCGCTGATTGCTCAGGAGCAGATCGACCGAGAACTCAGTATCTATCTCTCGGGCGAACAGTCCCCGAACAACTGGATGAAGACATTTACCGAACATCGAGGATTGAAATCACTCACGCGGGCAGTTGTTCTGGAGTGCATTGAAAAAGTTGTTATTCACAAAGACGAAAAGTTGGAAATCATCTTTGAGCATTCCGAGGACTATGCCCGTTTGGTGAGCAGCCTGCAGGAATATGCCGAGCGTGGAATACTAGAGGAGGCGATGTAAGCATGGCAAGAAAGAGCAGAAAAAATGTCCAAGCCACACCCGCAGTTGTAGTAGGACCTGTCCAGTACAAGGTAGCGCTCTATGCCAGAATCTCGGTTGAGAACGAACAAAAGCGAGAAGCAGACACCATAGGTAATCAGATTGCGTTGCTGAAGGACTTTGTTTCCCAGCATCAGGATTTAGTTGTCTTTGACCTCTATTGTGATGACGATATCTCGGGAGTTAGCTTTGTGCGCCCGGAATTCGCTCGAATGATGAATGACATCCGAGCTGGCAAGGTGACCTGTGTGATTGTCAAAGACTTGTCTCGTCTGGGGCGAAATATGATTGAGAGCGGTGAATATATTGAGCAGATCTTTCCGAGAATGGGTGTGCGCTTTATCTCCGTTACCGATCGCTTTGACTCATTGCGGGATGATGCCGACATTTCAATCCAACTGAAAAATTTTGCAAACGAGGCATATGCGAGAGACATTTCCAAGAAAATTCGGGCGGTGAAACGGACGCAGCAGCTTGCTGGTAAGTGGACCACTGGCACTCCGCCATATGGATATATGTTAGATCCGGATGACAAGTACCACCTATTTCCTGATCCGCAAACGGGACCAATCGTTCTTGCCATTTTCCGTATGGTGGCAGAGAATCATACTCTCCACTTCATAGCGAAAACTCTGAATGAGCAAGGGGTGCCCAGTCCCGGACGCTATCTGTACGATATTGGTTTGCGGAAGACGGAGAAGTTCAAAAATGCCATCTGGTATCTGCAAACGATCAAGAAAATTCTTGTCGATCCGGTCTATCTTGGTTGGATTGTGTCCGGAAAGTACAGAAGCCAGCTGTGCGAGCGGGGGACAAAGACTACAGTTAAAACGCCCGAAGAGGAATGGGTTATCCATAAAGGTATGCATGAACCCATTGTTTCCAAAGAGCTTTTTGATAAGGTTCAGGGCATCCTCTCGGCTAGGCAAAGTGAACAGGGCCTTGCGACTATCTACGATTCCAAGAGTAAACGAAGAAGTATGTTCAAAGGAATTCTTCGTTGCGGAGAATGTGGACGCAGTATGTACTTGCGCAGTAAATCTAATCGCGGTTATTACTATTATTGCACTCTCCATGAGAATTACAATGCCACCATTTGTCCCAAGAAAGCGGTCAAACAGGAGGATGTAGAGTCCCTTGCCCTGCGACTTATCCAAACTCAGATAAGAGCATTCTCCGATGCCCAGAGACTGATTGCCAACTTGAATGCTACGCCTTCTTCGCAGACCCGCTATCAGATATATGAAACCCAGATTGATGATGCAAAGAGAAAAATTGAAAAGTTCAATCAGCTGAAGGCAGCCCTGTATGGCGATTTTGCAGATGGGCTTCTGAGCCATCAAGATTACACAGATCTGAGCGAGGACTACTCTAGGAGGGCGGATGATTTGAGGATCTTTATTGCTGAATTGGAGAAGGAAAAGGAAAAGTACTCAGCGGGATTTGGCAGCAAAATGCAGTGGGCACTGTTGATTGAAAAGTATAAGGATCAGGAGTCCCTTGACGCTGAAATGGCAGCAGCCTTCATTGAGACGCTTACCTTGTTTAACGATGGCCATGTTGAAGTGGCATTCCGCCATCGTGATGAGATTGAACAGGTCCTCTATGTCGCTGCGACCCGAGGAAAGGAGGCGGAGAGATATGCCGGATAAGGTGCTGGCGTTTTATATTCGTTTGTCGAGTGAAGACCGAGATCTCAAAACAAATGCATTGAAGAATGAGAGTAACAGTGTTTTCAACCAAAGGCGGTTACTCCAGGATTACTATGATACACATGAATCGCTCCATGGTTATAAAGTGATCGTGTTCTGCGACGACGGAGTCACGGGAACACATTTTGACAGGCCGAAGTTCGATGAGCTAATTGAGATGGCTCGCAATCAGGAAATTCATTGCATTATGGTGAAGGACCTATCTCGTTTCGGAAGAAACTTCCTTGAGATGGGAAACTACCTCGAACTGATCCTGCCTCTTTATGGGGTCCGCTTTATATCTATCAATGATGCCTTTGATAGTGATGACTACTTAGGTGTCACGGGCGGACTTGAGTTAGCCCTCCGCAATCTCATCAATAATATGTATAGCCGAGATCTATCAACCAAGGTGCGCTCAGCTTTTCGTACCCGCAATCTGCGTGGTGAATACTGGGGAGGAAACGGCTTCTATGGCTACCAAGTCCATCCTCATAACAAAAAGAGATTGATCGTAGATGAGCAGGTTCGTGACATCATTGTCATGATTTTCGAGTCCTGCGTTGCAGGCATGACCACGAGCGAGATCGCTCAAATGCTGAATGATATGGGCATTCCATCCCCGTTAGAGCATAAACGGCGAAATGGCGGGTTTTATAATGGGGTGGTCAAGGAAGAGACTGGAATCTGGCTCAAGGGGGCTGTTCGAAAGATTTTGACTGATGAACGCTATACCGGTAAGATGATTACCAATATTCGAGAGACAGAAGAAGTAGGAAAGCCTAAGATGCGGTCGTTGCCCCGAGATCAATGGATCATAGTGCCAGGTACACATGAAGCAATCATTTCGGAGGAGTTGTTCCGAGCGGCACAGAATGCGCTCCAAGGGCGTATTCGGAATGTTAACAAGAATACTGCCGGAAACCGAGCCAACAATCTGTTTGTTTGTGGCTGCTGCGGGAGGAAACTTCGAAAGAATCCAGCAAAGGAACCACACCTTGTTTGCCCGAAAAATGACAGTATTAAGGGTGCTGAGTGTGCAGGTCTCTTTGTCAATCAGGCCCAAATTGAGCAAGCTGTTCTTCAGATGCTGCGGGAACAAAGTAGGATCTTCCTTGAGCAGCATTGTTTGATGCAGGCATGCATTGACAAAAAGCTTTCAAGTATTCAAACGGAGCTTGATGCTAACACCAATATGACAAGACGGCTCCAAAGTAGAAAGGCTGAACTATATGAGCAATACCGAGCGGGTCGCATAAGCAGAGAGAAATTTGCTGATATCCAGAAGACAGATTCAGAGAAGCTGGCAAGACTCTCAAGTAGAGCTGAAGAGATCAAGCGGCTTCTGGTAGAGCACTATGAGTCTCGAGGTAATCTTGCGGCGGGAAAAAGAACAGCAGATCAGATCATCCTGCTTAAAGATTATGATCCGGAAATAATTAGAAATTTTGTAGAGCGGGTTCGTGTGTACCCTTCAGGAGAGATTGAGATAGATATGCGTACTTCGAGCGGGTTTGAATTTGTAACGGCAAGCTAAAACAATAAGCGCCCCCCACTTTGGAGGCAGCTGAAAAAATTTCGAGAAAAATTGTATGTCTATCTTGACACAACCAGAGGGATTCGTCACCGGTATGGCGGCGAAGATGTTCACCGTGGCCGGGCCGGTCATCACCTTCGGGACACTGGCATCGGTGATCTACGGCGTGATCCTGATGCTGTTGAAATGATCGGCGGGGGGAAAATTGCATATCTGAACCGAACTCCTTTGATGTGGGGATGTCTTGGCGGATCTGTGCGTCGGATTCACCTTTCCTGAAAACGGGGGGGTGACAACTGCGACCGACCCTGCAGCCTGCGCTCTTGCATTGAAATTTCGCAAAGCTGAACCGGTAGATGTATTGTATGGCATTTTCAAATTCAACAAAAAATTGTTATTTTTTTGCCATATCTTATAATTGCAAAAAAACGGACACAGATTATATTAACAGTGCTAATAAGCGATATTGTTTCGCTTTTCTTTTTGCACTGACTCGTGCACGTGCACGGAACAGAAAAACATATACAGCTCGAGTGGAGACCAACAGAGCAAGTATGGAACGCATCGCCGCCAGAGCCGGCGTATCCCGGGGCACTGGAATCGGGTGCTGCCTGCTATGATCTTGACGGGCACGGTGTTGGGGGGAACAGCCCACGGCATCCGTTTTCAAATTAAAAATCTGTATAATTGTTGATACGATATGCCGCCTGCGGCGGCGAGAGAGGAGCAAGACATGGAAACCATTACCAACCTGATCAAAGACACACCGATCCCCAAGATGGTCAAGGTCCGCCAGAACTTCGACAAGACCTGCATCCCTGGGCTCTTTCATCTCCTCTGTGTGCATTTTCGTGCTGGCTCTGATCGGCGCCCTGGTGATCCCCCTGTAAGTATATACCAGGCCCATAATATGAAGGAGGAATTATACATGCAAAATGCAATGATTATTGACCCCAAGGATAATGTGGCCGTTGCCATTGAGCCGATTGCCGCAGGGGATACCGTTACCTATCTCAAAGAGGGAAAGACTGTATCTCTGAAAGCCACGGAAGATATTACCATTTATCATAAGCTGGCTACCCGGACCATCGAAAAGGGTGAGCCTGTGGTGAAGTATGGCGAACACATCGGTGTGGCCGCGGAACAGATCCCCGAGGGCGCTCATGTTCATGTTCACAATGTTGAGAGCATGAAAGAAGATCGCCGCGGGATGGAGTAAGGGAGGATACAGAATATGACTTTTTACGGATATCGCCGTCCTGACGGACGGGTTGGCGTGCGTAACCGAGTACTGATCCTGCCCGCCAGCGTTTGCGCCACAGACACGGCCCGCATCATTGCACAGCAGGTCGAGGGCGCTATCAGCTTCAATAACCAGCAGGGTTGCCCTCAGGTGGCCCCTGACCAGCAGTTCACTATGGATGTAATGGCCGGCTATGCCGCCAACCCCAATATCTACGGTACTGTGGTGGTGTCTCTGGGCTGCGAAAACTGCCAGATGGACCTGGTGGTCAAGGCCATTGAGGAGCGCACCAACAAGCCCCTCAAGCAGGTCATCATTCAGGAAGTGGGCGGAACCCTCAAGGCTGTTGAGATTGCCGTTCGTTATGCCAAGGGGATGGTGGCTGAAGCCTCCATGCTCCAGAAGGAGGAGTTCCCCCTGTCCGAACTGATCGTCGGCACGGAATGCGGCGGCTCCGATCCTACCAGCGGCCTTGCTGCCAACCCCGCCATCGGCGCTATGAGCGATCTGGTGGTGCAGGCAGGCGATACCAGCATTCTCTCCGAGACCTCCGAGTTCATTGGCGCTGAGCACATTCTGGCCCGCCGTGCTATCAACAAGGAAGTCCACGATCGCATCTATGAGATCACCAGCCGCTTTGAGGCGCACTTCCACGCTGTCGGCGAAGATGTCCGCCAGGGCAACCCCTCTCCGGGCAACAAGGCCGGCGGCATCACCACGCTGGAGGAGAAGTCTCTGGGCTGCATCCACAAGGGTGGCCACAGCCCCATCAATGCTGTATATGATTACGCCAAACAGGTCGAGAGCAAGCAGGGCCTGGTCATCATGGACACGCCGGGCAATGACCCCGCCTCCGTGGCGGCCATGGTGGCCGGCGGTGCACAGGTCATTGTGTTCTCCAGCGGCCGGGGTTCACCGGTGGGCCATCCCATTGCTCCTGTGGTGAAGGTCACAGGCAATAAGATCACTTTTGCCAATATGGAGGATAACATCGACTTCTGCGCAGCTCCTCTAATCTACGGGGAGAAGACGGTGGAGCAGCTGGGTACTGATCTGCTGAATATGGTGGTAGAGACCGCCTGCGGCAAGCAGACCAAGGCGGAAGCACTGGGCTTTGTTGAGACCGCTATTGCCCGTATCTGCAACTACGTCTGATTTGTTTTATAAAGTACATCTATAAGGTACATCGTCGGCTCTGACGCGGCTTTATGCCGCGTCAGAGCTTTTTTGTGCAAATAGAGAATTGGATAGACCGTCCCAACAATCAGGAATGGAAAGAAAGCGGCCGCAAGCGGGCGGCGTATCATCAGGGCTTCTTTCTTGCATAAGCCATGTAAAATTTATGAACTTTTTTCGTTTTAACAAGGTTACATAACGATGTGGAAAAAGCTGTGGAAAATGTGAAAAACCCTTTGACAATGGGGAAAATACAGGGTGACCGGCTGTTATGTAAAAAATTACGCAACAACCTTTCTGGGTGAAATGGCACTCTTTCTGACAAAAAAACGTGGAACAGCGGAGGACGCTTGCAGTCAAGACGGGGATATGCTATAATCAACTCAGTATGAAAATGGCAGAATGTTCCCTGATAAACGGGGAAATGCCCTCTTGGAGGAACTATGGTGACTAAAAAACAGGATTATGGCAATGACAGCATCTCGTCCCTGAAGGGCGCGGACCGGGTCCGGAAACGGCCCGGTGTCATTTTTGGCTCCGATGGGCTGGACGGCTGCGAACACGCGGTTTTTGAGATCCTCTCCAACTCCATCGACGAGGCCAGGGAGGGCCACGGCCGGGTCATCACTGTGACGCGGTACAATGACCGCTCTATTCAGGTGGAGGATATGGGCCGCGGCTGCCCTGTGGACTGGAACGAAAAGGAACAGCGCTACAACTGGGAACTGGTGTACTGTGAGCTGTACGCCGGCGGCAAGTATGATAACCTCACCGGTGACAACTATGAATACTCTCTGGGCCTCAACGGTCTGGGCGCCTGCGCCACCCAGTACGCCTCCCGCTACATGGACGTCACCGTCTGGCGGGACGGCTTTGAGTACAAGCTCCACTTTGAGCGGGGCGAGATCGTGGGCGAACTGGAAAAGACGCCCCTGCCCAAGTCTCAGGTGAGAAAGACCGGCACCCGCACCCGCTGGCTGCCGGATCTGGATGTGTTTACCGATATTGCCATTCCAGCGGAATACTTCACGGATGTGCTGCGCCGTCAGGCGGTGGTGAACGAGGGGATCACCTTCAAGTTCCGGGATCAGCAGGAGGACGGCTCTCTGCCTGAGGAGGATTTCGTTTACGAGCACGGCATTCAGGACTATGTGGCGGAGCTGGCCGGGGAGGGCGCTCTGACCACTCCGGTGTTTTGGCAGGCGGAAAAGCGGGGCCGGGACCGGGCGGACAAGCCGGAATACAAGGTGAAGCTCTCTGCCGCCTGCTGCTTTTCCAACAAAGTGCAGGTCATCGAGCATTACCACAACTCCTCCTGGCTGGAGCATGGCGGCGCGCCGGAAAAGGCAACAAAAAGCGCTTTTGTCTCCGCAGTAGATAAGTACCTGCGGGATCAAAACAAATATCAGAAAAATGAAAGCAAGATCACATGGCAGGATATTGAGGACTGCCTGATCTTCGTCTCCAACAACTTCTCCACCCAGACCAGTTACGAGAACCAGACGAAAAAATCCATCACCAACAAGTTCGTGCAGGAGGCCATGACGGAATTCTTGCGGACGAATCTGGAAATTTATTTCATCGAGAACCATTTCGACGCGGAGAAGATCGCCGAGCAGGTGCTGGTGAACAAGCGCAGCCGGGAAAGCGCGGAGAAGCAGCGACTGAATATCAAGAAAAAACTCTCCGGCAATATTGATATCTCCAACCGGGTCCAGAAATTCGTGGACTGCCGCTCCAAGGATGTGGAGAAGCGGGAAATTTATATCGTGGAGGGCGACTCCGCCTTGGGCAGCGTCAAGCTCAGCCGGGACGCGGAGTATCAGGGCATCATGCCCGTCCGGGGCAAGATTTTGAACTGCCTGAAGGCGGACTACGCCCGGATCTTCAAGAGCGAGATCATCACGGACCTGATCCGGGTGCTGGGCTGCGGCGTGGAGATCCAGAACAAGCACGTGAAGGATCTGGCAGCCTTTGACCTGAACAACCTCCGGTGGAACAAGGTGGTCATCTGCACCGATGGCGATGTGGACGGTTTCCAGATCCGGACGCTGATCCTCACCATGCTCTACCGCCTGACCCCCACCCTGATCCAGCAGGGGTATGTGTATATCGCGGAAACGCCGCTTTTCGAGATCAACTGCGGGGATAAGACCTGGTTCGCCTATTCCGATAAGGAGAAGGCAGACATTGTTAAGTTTCTGGAGGGGAAGAAGTACAAGATCGACCGCTCCAAGGGCCTTGGTGAAAACGACCCGGACATGATGTGGCTCACCACCATGAACCCGGAGACCCGGCGGTTGATCCGTGTCATGCCGGAGGATGTGGAGCGGACGGCGGAGGTGTTTGACCTTCTGCTGGGAGATAACCTCCAAGGCCGGAAGGACCATATCGCGGAAAACGGAGCAAGATTTTTGGATCTGGCGGATATTTCGTAAATGTGCCGCCCTTCTCGCTGCTCCCGCAAAGGGACAGTTCCTGTCGGGATGCGGCGAACCGCCGCAGGGATACAGGCTTCGCCTGCCGGAATGCACCCCCCATTTTCTTTTTGAGACATCAAAAAGAAAACCCTCCAGAGGGGCTTCTCTTGCCCCTTCGGGGCAATTCACCTTCTGCGCCGTGCACGGTGGAAAAGAAAAAAATGTTTGTTCCAACCTTGCACATGAGTGCAAGGTTGGGGAAACGTGTTCTGTGAGAACTTTTATGCAGGTGAAGGCGTGCATACTAAATCACGGGCGGGGTGCGGTAAATCTCTAACCCGGTACGCCGTGCTGATGGAACATCAGATTTCGGGGTGCAAATAAGACACCCCCTGCCCCTCTTTCCGCTGCCGCTGATACGCATTTGTAGAACCAGGTAGTGCGTAGCGCAGCGGAACGCACGGGGCTATTGCGGAAAGCCTTTCAATTTTGCGCCACGGCAATCCGCAGCATTATCAAATGCGGGTATGCAGTTCCTCGCGGAATATCTATCGGCGCAGCCTGCAGGAGGCCGCCGGGCTTGCATGGCAGTGCGTGGCGGCGGGCCCCTCGTTTTGGGTGAGTTGACACTCCCGTGTCAACTCATCCCTAAGCGCCTTTTCTTTTGACCATGAATGGCCGTTTTCTTTTCCGCAAGAGGAAAAGAAAATGGGAATTCAATTCTGCATGGTATCACCATGCTCCCCCGTGCGGCAACGCCGCGCTCCTTTGTGAAGCAAGGAACATACAGGGGACATCTGCACGGCAAAGCCGTGTTGCTCAGAGATTTATCTGGCAAAAACACCACGTTTTGTGGACGAAATATAAGGAACGTTTACTATGCCGAAAAAGAAGCAGCCGGAAGGATCCCGGCATCCAGTTAGCAACCCCAACGTCATGGGCCTCCGGGCGGCGGTGGTGGAGCAGCCCATCACCGACACGCTGGAGACCAACTATATGCCCTACGCCATGAGCGTCATCGTCTCCCGCGCCATCCCGGAGATCGACGGCTTCAAGCCCTCCCACCGCAAGCTGCTCTACACCATGTATAAAATGGGTCTGCTGACGGGAGCGCGGACGAAGTCCGCCAACATCGTGGGCCAGACCATGCGCTTGAATCCCCACGGTGACGCCGCCATCTACGATACGATGGTGCGTCTCTCCAAGGGCTACGGCGCTTTGCTGACGCCTTTTGTGGACTCCAAGGGCAACTTCGGTAAGTCCTATTCCAGGGATATGTCCTGGGCCGCCCCCCGGTATACGGAGGCAAAGCTCTCCGCAATCTGCGGCGAGATCTTCAAGGACATCGACAGTGACACCGTGGACTTCGTGGATAACTATGACAACACCATGAAGGAGCCGGCGCTGCTGCCCACCACCTTCCCCAATATTCTGGTATCCGCCAACAGCGGCATCGCCGTGGGTATGGCCTCCCAGTTCTGCGGCTTTAACCTGAAAGAGGTCTGCGATACTACGGTGGCCTATTTGAAAAACCCGGACTGCGACCTGACAGAGACACTGCTGGCCCCGGATTTTCCCACCGGCGGCGAACTGATCTTTGACGCCGATGCCATTCGGGACATTTACAATACGGGCCGGGGCAGCGTCCGGGTGCGGGCCAAGTACCGCTATGTGAAGGACCAGAACCTGCTGGAAATTTACGAGATCCCCTACTCCACTACGGTAGAGGCCATTCTGGACAAGGTGGCGGAGCTGATCAAGGCGGGCAAGGCGAAAGAGATCTCGGATATGCGGGATGAGACCGACCTCTCCGGATTGAAGCTGGCCATCGACCTGAAGCGGGGCGTGGACCCGGATAAGCTGATGGCCAAGCTCTACAAGCTGACACCGCTGGAGGACGCCTTTGCCTGCAACTTCAACGTGCTGATCGCCGGCAGCCCCAAGGTGCTGGGTATCCGGCAGATTCTGGAGGAATGGACAGCGTGGCGCACCGACAGCGTGAAGCGGCGGATCTTCTTCGTGCTGGGCAAGAAGAAGGAAAAGCTGCACCTGCTGAAGGGCCTGAAGCGCATCCTGCTGGATATTGACAAGGCCATCCGCATTATCCGGGAGACCGAGGAGGAAGCCGAGGTCATCCCCAATTTGATGATCGGCTTCGGCATCGACCAGGTCCAGGCGGAATATGTGGCGGAGATCAAGCTGCGGAACATCAACAAGGAATATATTCTCAAGCGCACCCGGGAGACGGACGCCTTGCGGGATGAGATCGACGATCTGGAGGACCTGCTGAACAGCCCCAAGCGGGTGAAGAAGGTCATTGTGGAGGAGCTGAACGCCGCCGCCAAGAAATACGGCGAGCCCCGCCGCACCTCCATCGTCTACCCCCACGAGATCACCAGCTACACCCCGGAGGAGGAACAGAAGGAGGAGTATCCCGTCACTGTGTTCCTGTCCCGTGAGGGGTATTTCAAGAAAATCACCCCCGCCTCTCTGCGGATGAACAGTGAGCAGAAGTTTAAGGAGGGGGATGCCCTCCGCCAAAGCTTTGAGGCCACCTCCAACGCCGAGGCCATGTTCTTTACCGACCAGTGTCAGGTCTACAAGACCCGCCTGGGCGAGTTTGATGACGCCAAGGCCAGCGTGCTGGGTGACTACCTGCCCACCAAGCTGAAAATGGATGCGGGAGAAAATGTGATCTTCATGGTGCTGCCGGGGGCGGACTACGCCGGAAGCCTGCTGTTCTTCTATGAGAACGGCAAGGTGGCCCGGATCGAGATGAAGGCGTATCAGACTGCCTCCAACCGCCGGAAGCTCACCGGCGCCTATTCCGACAAGTCGCCCCTGGCCTGCATCCGCCGTCTGGATGAGGACTGTGAGCTGGCTGTGTATTCCAACGAACCTCGCTGCCTGATCTTCCACACGGCGCTGTTGGCTCCCAAGACCACCCGTTCCGCTCAAGGCGTGGCGGTGATGACGTTGAAGCCCAAGTATCATCTGGAAACGGTGCTGCTGTCTGAGGAGACCTCCATTACCAACCGGAACCGCTATCGGGTGCGGGCCATTCCCGCCGCCGGCGCTTTGGTAAGGGAAGAGGATTCTGAGGATCAGCAGATCAGCCTGCTGTAA